CGAGTTTAAAGGTTGTCAAATCAACCGCGCAATCTTTATACCCGCCACAAAAAAGCTGTGTGTAATATTGTTTGCCGTCTATAATTTGGGTATGAGAATTAGCGGCGAGATCAGGGTAAAGGCGATGCCGTCCAAACAACACCGGAATTCTGCCGTGGGGGCGCGCCTGATTTTTCCCGCCGCGGATTGAAGGATCGTTTTCAGGTTTTTCCCGGTCTTTGATTGATGGTATATTTGGGATGTTAATATTCATCAGGGCCATGCCGCCGGCAAGCATACCAATTCCAGTGCCGATGAGTATAACACCCCAAGGGGAGCCCGCTCCCCATGTGGCTATCGTAACAACAATACCGACGAATATCAGCGCGGCACCGCCAGCCTTCATTCCCGATCCGGTATCTTGTGTGCCGCCTCCGTACGGGACAAACTTGATCCACAGGGTGTCGCCATCTTCCGCCATTATCGAAAAATCTTTAACAATTTCACCGTTGCGGCAGACCCGCGCCTGTGAGAGCGGAAAGCCCGCGTTAAGCTCCCGTATAATATCCGCGATGGATTTTGAGTTGACGGTAAGTTTGGTTCTGCCCGACCGTAGCGGGTGCAGTTCGGCGATAATGTTAACCGACATGGTAATACCCCTCAATGCGGCCCCGCAGGCCGGGGTGTGTCGCCCGCTGGCAGACTGATCCGGTTTTTATGCCGGTGTGCAGGATGTAGCCGTCGCCGGCGACAATGCCGAGATGGCAGGGATGCCCCTGTTCGGTTATTACCACGACAGCCCACTCCCGTGGTCCCGTTAATTTTTCCGCGGCGAGTACCGGCCGTTTTTCGGCAAAGAGTTTCGCCGTTTCGGCGATGTTAAGTGCGTTTTCGTAATCGTCAGATAATTCCGGTAGCCTGACTCCGTATTCGTTATCCAGCACGAGCCGGACCAGCCCGTAACAGTCGCAGCCTTCCGCCGTTCTGCCGCCGGAAACGAAAGGAATCCCGATATAGTTTTTTACCCATGCGTACATCATCAATAAAACATCCCCTCAAAATCTTCCGGCGTGTAAGTGTCCTTGGGAAATTTGCGGTCGATAAGGTAAAAATCGTATACCTCACCTTCGATGCTCTCTTTGGTCGCCTTCACGTTACGCATCCGGTATTTAAGCGGTCCGCGCTCGTACACGTCCGGCGTATCGGCCATGATGACGCAGACGGTAACTGTTACATCCTGCCCCACGGCCTGTTTGATGGTTTGGAAAATGGAGAGGTCGGTATTGTCGATGGCAAGGCGGCAGGGCCGCGGGGCGTTGTCGGTTTGCTCCGGCAGGATGAGGGAAAAACCCGCGGCATAAAACTCATTGCCCCGTGAGGTGATATTCTGGGTATTATTAACAAACCGCAGTACCGCCCCGCCTGACGTTTCGATGGTAAGTAAATGTAAAAATACTTTTTCCGTTTCCGGCGCGGTAACGGCGGCGGCGGCCGCTTGAGATACGCGGCTCATAACATCCGCTCCAGCGGCAGGGTAACTTCAAAGAGGCCGTCAAGGGCGGCGGTGTCGTAATTGGCGGTAAAGCGGAATTCGCCCGTCTCAAGAGTAATGGGATCGGTAAAATTAAAACGCAACACGCCGTCGGCCAGCACGGTATGGTAAAACCGTTTAAAAATTTCAAACTGTTCCGCGCTGAATATCTGTTTGCCTGAAAATATTTTACTTCCCGCAGTATAGCGCCTGCGGGCCTTTTTCGGCCCCGCGTCCATGGAAGTGCGGATAACATTATTCTGCGGCTGCATGGAAAGCCCTTCCAGCAGAAGGGTTGCCGGCAGTTCCGCCGGCCAGGTGATATTAGCCATTTACACCCCCCCGGCCCGTATTCCGAAACGCCCGCCCATAACGCGGTCGGCTTTGCCCGACGCAATATGGTCATTGACCATCTCTCCGATAACCACTTCGATCCGCCTGTCGCCGAAGCCGTCATCGTATTCTTCCTTGCGCGCTTCGGCTCCGGTATTATTAATTATGGTAACCGTTACGTTCGTCCCGCCTCCGTTTGCCGCCGTGACACCAAGGTCGCCGTTTGCCATGCGTTTAAGCGGCACTATCGCCTCCGGCCCCGCCTCGCCCATCAGGCCGGTTCCGCGGGCGAACGTAAACAACGTCGGCCTCTGTACGATCTGGTTGGTAAATGTTTCCCCGTGGGCGAAGGCATGAATACCGTCCGCGTCAAAAATATTGCCGTGGGCGTTGGCCTGGGCGGCGGCGCGTTCTGATTCAATCTTGCCGTTGACGTAGCCTTTAATCATCGCCGTTGAGCCCGCCGCGGCGATAAAGCCCAGCCCCAGCGGCCACTGGCCCTGGGCGATAAGCTGCAGCCCCGCCTGTAAAAACAGGCTGGGCAGAGCGTTAAGAATTTCCATGTGCATGGCGACCAGCGCCTCGCGCATTGCGTCGCCAGCATCGGCCCCCTTGCCCAGCGCGCTGCCCAGCGTTTCTATGCCGGTCAGAGTCGCGCCCGCGCCCAGATTTATTAAACTGCTTCTGATGCCTTCAAGCGTTTTTTTCAGTTCTTCTGCCTGTTGAATCTTATCGCGCAGATCAAATTGTTGGCTGAAAGCGGTTAACTGGTCTAAGGTCGCTCCCGTGGCGGCGAAGGCCGCCATAGCCAGTTCTTTTTCTGTCATGGTTAATTCTTTTATCTGCCGGTCATATTCGGCTATAATTTCCGTCCGCCGGAATTCGCCGGTAAGTTTGGCAATTTCCGCAGCCTGTGTGGGTAATGCGTTGTTGGCGATAGCCATATCATGCACGAGTTGGACTTCCGATTTTCCGAAGTCCGCGATTTTTTGCCGCAGGTCTTCGATTTTCTGCGCGTATTCTTTTTGCGCTGCGGCGGCCTTCATGGCGTCTTCCGCCGCCTTGATCTCCGGCGTCAGGCGTTTATATTCGGCGATAAGCTGTTTTACCGGCTCGCTTGCCGCTTCAAACGACCGGTCAATATCGGCGGGATTGATAGAAAACATTTCAACAAGAGCTTTTTGAATTTCCCCCTGCTGGTTCCGCAGCGACCCGGCGATATCGAATTCTTCGCCTAATGCGGTAAACACGGTTTTACCCGCTTCAAACGACCGGCTGAATTCGGCAATATACAACTCCGCCGCCTGTGTGCCTGAATCCCCGAAAGAAGAGGGATCGATTTTGGTTATTTCGCCGTACCAGTCCTGCCAGCGTTTTTTTATTGCTTCGGGTGGTGTTGCAAGGCTTGTGGTGTCAACAGATAAGGTGACTGGAATATCAACAATCGCAAAATCATCTCCCAGAGTTTTGCCGATTTTCGCCAACTCCGCGTTTATTTCGCGCCGTGTTTTTCCGGCTTTTTTTACCGCCTCGTCCCATCCATATTTATAAGTTTCAATAGAGTCCCTAAATTCCTTTGCTTTGAACGCCTCCCCCATTTTTTCGGCTATTTCAATATTTTTAAGGGCTTTAACGCGGAATCCCTCATAAGCCACTGCCGCTTCTTCGGCGGCTTCCGCTTCTTTTTTCAGTTTTTCTATCCGTTTGAGCGCGGCGTTGGTAACCTCATCTTCGGTAAGCCGCCTTATCGCCGCCGCCGCTTCGTCAACAGTTGTCGCATACGCGGTGATCTCTCCGGTCAAACTGGGGTATAACCTAATAAGTTCTTCGGTTGTTTCTTTATCAAGTAATTTGGCGTCATTACCGCCCGCGTAAGATCGCAACAGGTTGTCAGCTTCGGTTTTCGTTTTATGTATCTGGGTGTTCAAGTCCTTATATGCGTGCGCCTGCTGGTTAATAACGCCCGCGATTATACTGGCGACCGCTATAGTCCCGCCGATTGCCAATATATACGGATTGGCGGCGGCGGCGGTCATGGCTGCGTGGACACTTTTAATTGCCGCAATAGCCGGACCCGAAATGGCGACCACCCCGCCCATACCAAGAACAAACCGCTTGGTTCCCTCGTCCATGTCGGTAATGCCCCGGAGAATCGAGCTTGCGCCGTCCAATAAATCCACCGCCATAGGCAGCATCATTTCCCCGAAAGAAGCGAGCGCCTGTTTTGCGTCATTCGAGGCGGTTTTGAATTTTTCCAAAGCCGTGCCGGAGAGTTCGTTCATCATGCCGGCGAACTGGCCGCCCGGACCGGTCATCGACTGGAAGGCCCGTTCCAGATCGGAAAAGCCTATTTTGCCCTGGGCCGCCATCTGGCGCACGCCGTCTTCGGATGTCTTTAATTCTTTCGCCAGTTGTTTGAGGATTGGAATGCCCTGTTGCTGGAGACTTACCAGGTCGCGGGTTGTCAGTTTTCCCTGGGCGCGCGCGTGTTCAAACGCTCCCGATACGGTTCCGAAAGATTTACCGGTTCCCGCGGCCACGTCGCCGAGCATCTGGATGGTTTGAGTGGCGTACGCGGTGTCATGCCCCATATTCACCATTGCCCGGCCCAGATCAAACACCTCGTCAGTGGAAAGGCCGGGGGAAGCGCCGAGCTTGCGCCAATCCTCAAATACGGCGGAAGCTTCATCGGCGGAGCCGAGCATATTTTTTAAGGACAGTTTTAATTTTTCATTGTCTCCGGCAAACTTGACCGCCGCGATTCCGGCTCCGCCGATAGCCGCCGAGACGAGCACCGACTTTTTTGAAACGGAATCGAGCGCCTCGCCGAGGGATTGCGTTTTCTGTTCCGTACTGTCAACGCTCGCGCCGAGCTTATTGAAATTCTCAATAGCGCGGGCGACTTCCGCCTCAACCAGTACCCGCAGTTCGTCCGTTACCTGCATCTTTTTTCCCGTCCTTTTCCTTCAGCAGTTCCAGCTCACCGTCAAACAGTTCCACCAATTCCACCAGCCCGGCCGGTTCGTTGATCCAGTCCGGGCCGTGCGGCCAGCCATACCGTTTTATTTTTGTCCATAGGTTATAGGCCATATAAAATTCAGGGGTAAGGTATTTTTTTACCTCACCCCGTCGTATAACCCGGTCACGTAACAGTATTTTTTCCCGCGCGAACTCCGGCTTTAATTCCCGTTCTTGCCACCCGTCCCAGAGGAGGCCGAGTCCGGTTCGGAGATTTTTTTTTGTGTGTCAGATATGCGCTCGGCGCAGACTTCGGTACAGATGTCCCTTACCAGCGGGAACATTCCGGCGAAACTTGCCTCCGCCAGTTCTTTTCCGCTGGTTATTGTTTTATTCCCCTCCGGATTATCCACGTCTTCGACCGTCAAATTTTTAATGTACCCGACATGGTTGCGGAGGATCTTCGGCACGTTATATCTAAATACGCTTCTGTCTTCGTCATCCTTGTGGTTTTTCTGCGCAATTTCCAGCGACAGCAGCGTCCCGAAGTCTTCGGCGGTAGGCCGCGTAATTTCCACCGACAGCCGCTCGGCTTCCGGCAGATCAAGGTTGCCGTTGACATCGGGATAAAAAACATAACTTTTCAGCGCGGTAAATTTCATTGCCAATTCTCCTGTTCGTCACCATCAAGCGGATTGTCGGCGGGAATTTTGCCTTCAGGAATAGTGCGGTAGATAATGGCGGGCCGGCTCTTACCGTCAACTTTATAGTTAAAGTTGAACGGGACCGCGCCGTCGATGGGTTTGTCCATCTGAAAACTTTCCACGATAACAGGGAAGTACCGCCACATTTCCGTTTCACCCGGAGTCCGCGATTCGCGATAAGAAATCATAAGGTGATGAACCCGCGAACCGGACGCGCTTACCGAAACATGGCCGCTGCCGTCCTGAACATTGACCTGGCTGAACTCGTTAGCCAAAAGCCGTTGTTCCTCGCTGTCAACATCCACCAGGCCGTTAATGCTGCCGCTCTGTTCCTTAAACGCGGACGGTTCAAACGCCCGCGCCCCCGTTTCCACATCGAGTTGGGTAGACACGTCAATCGCCTGACCCTGCGCGGCGGCGGACGTGTCTGTGGTGAACGACAGCTTTTTGAGCGTCATAGGAATGAGCGCGTCGCCCGTTGCCAGTTTCTGCCCGGCTTCGGCCCAGTATACGTCACCTTCCCGCAGGTCACGGTCATTTTCACGCTTCGGGTCTTTTTGCGGGATACCGCTCCCGTCTGCGCCGCGGCTCTTTATTTTGTACCAGCCGCTCTTGGTCAGCTTTACATCCGGGCCGCCCGTAACGGCGGTTCCGAATTGTACCCCGTACAGATAACCCTCTTTTCCGGTCGGTCTCATAATCCCTCCTGTGGGCTGTCCTTTGGACTTGGCCCTATAATATGCGCCGGATACGCGACCGAAACTTCCCAAGATTCGGTATATCGTACCGGCATTGAAGATTGTTCCTCTTCAGGATACTCGAAGCGTCCGGCGTTCAGCCGTTTCCAGCACGCTTCGAGGTAATAAGTTTTATCTGCCTTGACAGTGATCTGTATCGGGCTGTCGCTTAACGCAACCAGTTTGCGTAACGCGCGAATCGTATCGTTTACCCATTGGAGGTGAGTGCCGCCGCTTGAGAATACCGCGTTAAAGATAATCCGCTCCCAGCCCAGCTTTCCTTTTTCGGGATTCTGGTTGTCGATGCCGGCGAGTTCTATTCCCGCCAGATACAGTTCTATCCGCGGGCGGTTCGCTGTCGCGGTTTGCGGCGTGACAACCGCTTCCAGTCCCAGATTACGGATGCCCTCCTGTATGGCGTTAATAATTTTTTCCACCAAATTACCTCCTTCGTTTCTTAGTACTGTTTTTTTTCCTATTCCCGCCCTTCTTTACAGGGACAGACATCCGCCGATCCCCGTTATAAGGCGGTATGTACGGTAAATTAAAATAAGGCCCAAAAATTGGCATTGCTTACCCTCCAAATAATTCCTTTCATACGGTTTAATTCCTTCCCAGCGCTCCCATTACGCCGTCCTGTACCAGTTTCATCAGATACGCTTCGTCTTTTTCGTCGATGTATAAAAACGGTCGCGCTGGAATCTTTACCGAATGTGATATAATAAACAGCGCAAATTCTTTGCCTTTGTTATTGCCCTTTCCTTTTTTATACGCGAAGAAAACCCGTCCCGCCCTAAAAAATCCGTAGTCCGTTTCCATTGCTTTGATCAGCTTGCCCGGCGTGGACGCGCCATACGAACGCATCAAGGCTCTGGTTTTCGCGCCAGCCGGAATAAATAAAGCCTTGGCGTTCTTGGGCGTTATCGTTCCACCCTCCTGCTGAATTCTCGCGTACGCCAGATTAGTACTCGCGTCCGCCCACAAATCGCCGGAATGCGGGGCGATGCTTTGCGCCAGCTCGCCGCGGTCGCGCAA